GAACAAGTAATCATAAAATTAAAACAAATATATGAGATATAAATCAGCTATTTTAGATAAATTAGTATCAGTAGATAACAGTTTAAAAACACTCAAATTTCATTATGAAAGAGGTGAATTAAGAGAATGTAGAGAAAGACAAGATAAAATCACAGATGTTCTTGAGGAAATTAGATCTCTCATTAATACAAATCCCGAAGAATATTAGTTATTTAACGAGAAAAACCGTAAATTACCTAATATAAAATATAAACCATATAATCCCATGATTAAAATATTTTAATCGCTTTAAACAAAGAATTTATGACTTTAAGTCCTGAACAATTATTAGAAAACTACAATAAATTTAAAGGTTATATAGAAACCTATATAACAGGAAATAGGAAAAATCAATTATTAGATTTCTATAAAAAATTAGAAGATAGATTAGTTGTATATCCTGCTTCAAATAATACTAAATATCATAGCTGCTTTGAAGGTGGTTATTTATATCACGTAAATCGCGTTATAGAATCTTCCCTTTATTTAACTAAATTATATGAGAAAATGGGGGCTGATATGACCACATTTACCACAGAAGAATTAGTATTTGCTGCTGTAAATCATGATTTGGGTAAATTAGGTTCTTTATATGAAGATATTTACCTACCATCTCAAGATGAATGGAGAAAAAAGAATTTAGGAGAATTATATTCTTTTAATACTAAAATTCCTTTTATGTCAGTACCAGACCGTAGTTTATTTTTATTACAACAATCTGAAATAAGTGTTACTCAAAATGAGTGGATAGCTATAAAAACACATGATGGTTTATTTGATCAAGCAAATGAGGCTTATATTAAACCATTCACACCAGATGCTAGATTTAGATCAGTTATGCCTTATATCTTACATCATGCAGATCATTTAGTAAGTGCTATTGAATTTGAAGGACAATATCAAAAAGAAGTAATCAAAAAGAAATAATATGGCAACTTGGTTAATATTTACATTAGTTCAATTAGGGATAATATTTTTCCTAGTTTTAGGATTTTTATTTTATAGATTAATATCTAAGAATAAAAAGCTTGAATTAGTAATTAAAGATAGAGACGAAATAATTCGTAAACAAACAGAATATTTATTATCATTTAAAGCAGCAATTGATTTATCTGAACAAAAAATAAAAGAAATTGATACTGCTCAAATATTTCAAAGTGATGATGAAATTGGTTGGTATTTCCAATTAATTAAACAAATACAAGCTCAATTATTTAATTATATTAAATTTATAGAATAAGTATAATTTTCATAGTAGTGTTTTTATAGTTATACTTTTACCTCGCAGAAATGCGAGGTTTTTTTTATCTAAATTAGGAATATCCAAATATTTATTGTACCGTATTGACTATTACTCATTTTATATTAAATATGGAAGAATTACTTACTAAAAAAGGTACACCTCGTAAAAGAAAACCCAAACAAAAAATATATTATTTCACTAAAGACACAGAATCTGCAATTTTAGAATATGTGGCTTCAACAGATCAAAAATTTAGAGATAAATTATATCGAGAACGAATAGACTACGCTTTCTTTAAATTAACCCAAAATATAATAAATACATTTAAATTTCCTTATATGGATGGGACTATAGAAGATATACAACAAGAAGTTATATATTTTCTTTTAACCAAATTACCATTATATAGTCAGGATAAAGGTGCCGCATATTCTTATTTTGGTACTATAGCTAAACGTTATTTAATTAATGAGAATAATCGATTATATGATAGAAGAAAAGATTATGATAATCTGGATGGTATTGATGAAGATAAAACTTTAGTAATCGATCTTTTAAATAACCCTAATCCTAATTCACAACCTTTCAATGATATAAATTATAGTATGGATATGTTTATTAAATATATGGATATGTATGATTCATATATATTTCCAGATTCTGAAGACATTAAATCATGTTATGCCATTATGGAATTATTTAGAAAAAGAGAAAATATAGAAATATTTAATAAGAAAGCTTTACTTATATATATAAGGGAAATGACTAATCAAGAAACTATACAAATTACCAAAGTCATTAAAAAAATACATAAAGTATATAAAAGATTATATCATCAATATTTAGAATATGGTCAAATTTCCCTTAATTATTAAATATTTATAATGAAAATATATTATGTCAGTAGATTTTACAAAAATAAAATTATATAAAGGAACAACATTTGCTGATGTTCTTAAAGAAATACATATTAATCAGAAAGATAAAGAAGCTGAATTAAAGAAATTAATAAACGATTTAAAACCATTTCTTAAAACAGCGGGAGATGCTATTATATTAGTTCCATTAATTAAAGATTACTTAAATACATCAGTTAAAAATGATGAAAATTTAATTAAAATGGCTACTATAGTTCAAAGAGCTATGGCTTCTAATTCTAAAGGAGAAGATGGAGAATTAATGTCTGATAGAGAAAGAGATCAATTTATGGAAGAAGTACAAAAAATGAAAGTAGTATAATATGTCTTTATTTCCATCATTAAATAATAATTCATCTCAAAAATCTGATAGTCAAGGTAATAATATTTTATTTTCGGCTAGGGTTAAAGATATATTATTAAGTAATGAACAAAAAATATTCCAAAAAATTGGGGGTTGGGCCTCTTTAGGTACAATACAATTTAAACCATTATTTAGTACTATTGATTCAAATACATTAACTCCTTTATACGCCAAACCATTATTTTCAAATATAAAACAATACCCTATTAAAGAAGAGATAGTAATAATATTATCAGCACCTTCAAATAATATAAATAATAATTCAAATTCCCAAGATTTTTATTATATTCCTATACCAGTTGGAATATGGAATAGCAATCATCATAATTCTTTTCCCGATATAGATAAATTTAATTCAGACCCTAAAGACTTAGAACAAGGTAAAATATTTAAGGAAAAAGAAGGAATTAAAAATTTATTACCTGAAGAAGGAGATTTAATTTTAGAAGGGCGTTTTGGAAATTCTATAAGATTTTCTTCAACAAATAATAAAAAATTAAATAAAAATCCTTGGAGTGATGTAGGTAAAGATGGTGACCCTATTATTATAATAAGAAATGGTCAGTTTTACACTGAATCTTCGCCTTGGACTCCAACATATGAAGATATAAATAATGATAATTCATCTATTTATATGACTTCAACCCAAGAAATTCCATTAGAATTATCATGTAAAAATTTAAAATCATATGATATAACATTATCAGATAGTTTTAATTCATCTCTTCAAATACCTGATGCCAATTTATTTTAAATGAGTTATAAACCTATATTCCCTTTTAACGGAAGTCAATTAATATTTAATTCAGATAGGGTTTTGATTAACTCTAAATCTGATTCTATATTTTTATTTTCCTCTAAATCTATATGTTTATCATCTAATGAGGGAATACATTTTAATACTGAAAAAGAAGTTATAATAAACTCAACCAAAATACAATTAGGTATTGATGCTAAAGAACCTATTCCAAGAGGAAATAAATTAAAATCCCTACTTGAAAGACAATCTAATGATATAATAAGTGCAGCTAATCAATTACTTTCAGCTACAGATAGTAACGGAAATTCAATTCCTGCAGTACAAGCTGCTGGTCAAATTCTCTTAAAATCAGCAAAACGTACTAAAATCCAATTAAAAAATATAAATTCAGAACAGAATTTTACCCTATAGATGAATACTTCTTCTTTTTCTAAAATATTATTGGATAAAGCCCCTAAGAAAATAAATAATTCTGTGGAAGATATTTTAGATATTTTATTTAAAATAAATGAGGTAGTTAGAGAATTAAATTCAATTGATTTTTGTAATCCATTAGGTTATATTTTAACAAAGGCTTTACCCCCAGATGGTTTAGTTGATAAATTATTAAAAGAATATGGGAAAAAAGCCTCTACTTTCGTAAATAAAGTTACATCTAAATTAGAATTAAATAATAATGCTTTAACTATAGCCGATGATATTGAAGAAATAAGAATATCTTTAGAAGATTTAATACTACCAGAAGAACTTAAAGATATAATTCCTGGAGCTGATGGATTAACTAAATTACTTCAAGATTTAAATGATTCTTTAGTTATAACTAATACAATATTATCTGTAAAAGATAAAGTTCAATTAATAAAATCATTTTCAAATAGATTAATTCCCTTTACTAATCCAATTAATTTAACGGAAGCGTTATTAGCTAATCAAGCCGCCTCGATTAATAAACAATTAAATAATATAATAAAACCTGAAAGATTTAGATCTAGTTTATTAAGTTTAATAAAATTAGTAATTAAATTAGACAAGTCTATTGTGCAGATAAAAAATGTAGTTATATTAATGAATAAAATCATTAAAACTATAAATACTTTAATAAAAATATTTAAATTAAGTATAAAATTACTCAAATTAGTTCCTACTCCTGCTAAATATGTAACTGTAGGTACTACAACTAGAAATTCATCTAAAGTATA